AGTTAATTTAATTTGAGCTTTGGCATATTCAGTTGCTTCATCTGCTTGTCTTTGTGCTTCTCTCCATTTGTGAGTAAGCTTAGCAATTCTTCTTTGTACAGAATCACTATATTGTTCTAATTCTTTTTCTTTCTCTTCTTTAGGTTCTTCTTTCTTTTCTTCTGTTGCTTCAACAGTTTCTTCAGCCTTAGTTTCTACTTCTGGTGTTTCTACTTCTGGTGCTTCTGTTTCTTTAGATTCAGTTTCTAATTCTATTTCAGCACCTGGACCAGATGTATCTATATCGACTGTTTTATTTTCTTCTACGTCAGGCATAGTTTTCTCCTATGATTAATATTGATGAAGTATATCTTCAGGGTTTTCGATGGTTGCTAAAACTTCATCATCATTTAGCAATCTAACTTCCCCACCATCGATCTGGATTCTTGATCCAGCGTATCTTGCAAAAATTATCCAGTCACCTTTTTTACACCAAGGTCCTTCTGGAAATTTTTCTTTATCATAACAATGTGGACCCATAGCAAGAACAAGACCACAAGTAGAACCTACTTGTTGTCTTTCTAAAGTATCTTGTCCAAGATATAATCCACCTTTTGTTTTTTCTGGCATTTTAAATGGTAATACAACCATTCTCCATCCAGTTGGTTTAGGTAATTTATTTGATTCTTTTGTTTTTAAACGTTCATAACCATCAACTTCTTTTTGATGATCATTTGCATACTTATCTAATAATGCAGGTTTAGTCTTTTGGTCCGAAGTCGACGACGTTATCGGGTCTTTCTCTGTTTTCATTTTTTGGCTCCTTTGGGTTTAGCAGGTTAGAGATTTCCTGTGATATTCTCAAATAGGCATGTGCCTGTCCCATCATATACTTGTATTTTTCCATGTTGTCAATACTTCCAGCAATCATAGAATCACCAATATTTTGATAAGATTCTTTTAAAAATTTTTGTATTCTAGATATTATTATTGTTTCTTCTGGTAACATTTTATTCTCCTTTTGTAGCAATTGTTGAATTAAAAGCAAATGATATTCTTTTTTCACTTCTATTTTCTGGTAAAACATAATGTAATAACTCATTTGGAAAAATAATAAGATCAAAAAGCGTAGGTTTTAATTCAAATATATTTGAATCTCTTGTAAACGTAATATTGTTATTATTATGAGAAAGGTAAAATACTCCAGAATGAGTTTCATCAGCTCCTGGATGAGAGTGAGGCCTGTTGTGTGAATTATTACCTAAAACATTTAACCAAGCATGGGTAATTTTTAAATTAAAATTATTTTTTAAAAAAATATTTAAATTGTTATCTAGTTCCTCTTTTCCATCAAAATCTTCATGAAATTGAAAACCATTTACAATAGATCGTAAATTATCTTCTGTATAATTATTTTCTACAAACGAAATAATTTTTTTATGAATATCAAAAGATATAGGCATTTTAGTATGCACTACAGGTGCAGCAAACAAATTGTATGTATTTATCATTCTTTCTATTTAGCTTTAGCTATCTTATCTTTATTTATTCCTTTTTTAATTACGTAATTTTGAGTTCCATTTGCACCTGTCTCTACTTCTTGTTTTAAGTTTCGAAACAAATTCATTTGTTTATTTTCTTTTTCTTTTTCTTTTGAAAAAGCTTCTAGTTTTTTCGTATCCCGCATAAAATACACTATCCATTTTTACACATAAAATGTCAAGGCCAGCAAAAAATTTGTAAACTATTTTATCTAGCACTTCCACCTTCTTCTAGCTTGACGTAGTCTAGAATTAGGATCTGCTGCTGCTTTCGGAAACTTTTTCATTTGTCCTGCACTACGTGCACAATATGACTTTCTACGATTTGCAGCTTTTGATCCAGGTTTTACTTTACCAGTCACAGCTGTTTTTAATTTAGATCCAGGATTTTCACGTCTGTATCTTGCAACTCCAGCCTTAGTCATACCTGCACCAGACTTAGTTGATCTAAAATACTTTTTAGTTTTAGGTGGTTGTTTATCTCTTCTTCGCATGTCTACCCATTTTTTTAATATGCTTTTTAACTATCTTAGCTTGTTTAGCATGTGTCTTAGATGCCTTCTCCAAACCTTTAGCTACTTTTTTTAATCCTTTTACCATTATGCAAATGTTTTTACGTTTTTAGGTTTAGGTCCAGTATTACCTGCAGCTCTTTTTCGTCTGACAGCAGAGGCCTTTTGCCCTTTTGTCATTCGTGTGGCTTTTGCAAGTGGGACGCATTTTGGATATTTTCGCTTCGAACCCTTGCTTCGTCCACATGGTTGATACTTCCCATCCTTCTTCGGAGCTCCTATGTCTACCCATTTTTCGGATACCCATTTACGTAATCCTCCTTCTGAATAATAACTACGCACAGCTCATTCTCTTACGTCTAGCAAGACCGCCAACTCTAAGTTCAGTTCTTAGTATTCCACCGCCCATGGCTTTTTTTCTATTTTTCTTTTTGCCACCTGGTGTAACTTTACCTGAACATACAGCTGATGCGTACATGTTCGCGTACGCCGAAGGGTACACTTTAAATTTACGCTTCGCTGCTGCTTTACCTCTTGGACATAACTTTGCCATTATTTTTGTCCCTTCATTGCAACCATCATCATAGATGGTTTTTGTTTCATTGGTTTTTTCTTTTTATTTTGTCCAGCCAAAAGTTTTTTTAGTTGTTCTATTTTTTTATTAGAACTACCACCTCCAAAAAAGTTTTTTCTAGTTTGTGAATTATATCTTCTATTTGACATTATGAATTTGCTCCGTATGCTTTTTTGTTCATTCCTTTTTTACAGATTCCACCGCCACGTAAATTTACTCTACCACCTTTAGCCATTTTTACTTTATCTATAGTAGTTTCTTTTTTTTGCATTCTCTCCGGAACGACATCTTTTTTCATATCTGATTTAGGTGTCTTAGGATTTGGGTTTCTTGACTTTAACTCTTTTTTATAAATGGGTTCTACTTTTTCAGAATCAAAATACTCACCTGCTTTTTTTTCTGCAGTCTTGTAAATTTCATTTTTTCTTTGAGCGTCCGTCATTATTTTTTCTTCTTCATAGGTTTTTTAATGACTCCTCTTGCCATTAAAATATCTTTTTTAGTTACTTTACCATCACCTGACATATCAGGAAATGATTTTTTCTTTTTAGGTTTTGAACCTTTTTTGTACATTGGTCTTTTCATCATTGTTCCAGGCATTATTTTTTTCCTCCGTTTTTAAAAATTTGTGTTCCCTTTATACCATAAATACTCGCCACGACAAGAATCCATAAATTTGTAAACCAGCTGGGCAGTTGTTGAAACTGTTCAAAGAACTCTTTTATCTTTGCAGCCGCACCCGGATCGTCGCTGAAGACCCCCCAGGCGATCACCAAAATTGGCAGCGTGAGCACGACCAAAACGAACTCGTCTTTCCAGTCTGATTGTCTTGCTTCTAATAATTTGCCTTGGTATTCGCTTTCACCTTTAGCCATTTTAGATGCGTGCATGTGTTGAGCGTCAGCCATCGCCATCTTTGTCTCTTGTTTTTTCTTATAGATGTGCGTTGCTGCGTTTAAGCCTAATTTTAAAGCACTGAACCACATAATTAGTACGCTTTAGATCTTCTTTTCTTTTCTGGTAACACTGCGCCTTGACCTTTTACTTCTTCTTCAGGTCCACCAGTGCCGATTAAGTTGTAAGATTTGTCAGCAGTAGTTTTTGATCTAGGATCAATCTCAGTTTGCTGCTCACCAACCTTAACATCTTGTATGTTATCTAGTTTTTCCATTTTTTCTCCTTATTCCTGCTTCATTCAAAGCAATTGCTATCGCTTGTTTACGATTTTTTACTTTCTTATCAGATTTTCCGATAGAAAGCTTCTTTTTTTTAAACTCTCTCATTACTTTTGCAACTTTTTTCTGTTTTTTATCCATTTTTTAGTTTCCGCCTCTTATAATATCTACTTTTGGCATCATTTGATCTGCATTTGGTAGAGTTTTTCCTAAAACAGTCTTTTGAATTGATGTATCAGCTCGTAATTTTGCTAATTCTTCGTTCTGTTCTAGTTTTTCTTCTTGATTTTCTTGTGCCATCATGGCTTTCATCTTATCAAGGTCCATTCTATCTTTACCTTCACGTTCTTTTCTATCATTTTCCATTGCTCTAAGGTCTAATTCTCTTGATCTTAGTTTAGCAATTGGATCATTATCGAATTGTGAAGTAATTTTCTTCTCTTCGTTCATAAATTCTTCCATCATTTCAGCAATCAACTGAGCTTTTCTTGACTCAATGTTTTGTTGCATCTGCATCAACTGCATTTGCATCTGTTGTGCCATCTGTGGATTCTGTTGCATCATCATTTGCATCTGTTGAATTCTTTGTAACTCATCTCTGAACTCTAATTCAATCTGTTCTTGAGCCATCAAACTAATATGTTCAAAAATATTTTTCTCTAATGATGCCATAACCATTGGATTATTTCTTGCCATGTTAGTTTCCATAAAACTTAAATGCGATTGTATGTGTGCTCTGTGATTTTGACCTGGAAAAGCTTGAAAAGGTCTACCACCTAAAGCTTGTATATGCTCTAACGCTGGATCTTGTGGCATAGGTTGTTGTGGTTTTACCAAAACACTGTCAATGTTTTTTACACCTAGGGCTTCATACATATTTCTATACGCTTGATACATGTTATGCATTTGTGGATTTGATGTTGCCAGTTGGAGTTCCGTTTGCGCGAGGGATATACGCTGTGTTTGAGAAAAAATGTTGGGGTCAGCAACTGGCAATATATCTACCCTATCATCAAAGTCAGATTGCATAATCATTCTTTGGCCCCCAACTACATCATACGGATATTGTTGTGGTAGATATAACTTGAATACTCTAGCCATAAGTTGAAATTCATTTTTTAAAGCAGAGTAAATTCTTTTGTGTATTGCAGACATGGTTCTTGAACCACGTTCTAATAATGCAACTGTAGTTCCAACTGCTGCTTGTTGATTACCTTCTCCAACTTGCATATCAGCGATTGATGCAAATCTTTGACCTGCTTGAACTACAACACCCATCAAAGATAATAAAGTCTGTGATGGTTCTTTGAACGGAAGCATCATGAAAGAATCTCTTAGATTACCACCTGGTGCATCTACATCTCTAAACTCACCTGGTTGAATTGATTGTGCATCATCTCTAATTCTGATACCACGCATCTTGAATCCGGCAGGTAAATTAGATAAAGTTCCTGCATCTAATAATTGTCTTAGAGCTGCAGTTGCTGTTCTTGATAATCCACCAATCATGTGAATTAAACCAAAGCCATAGAAACCTAGACCTGGTAAAAATTTAAAGTGTACAAAATATTGTATTTTGTTTTTCTTAGGATCACCTACTTCATAGTTTCTTTTGATAGATAATATTTCTCTTGATCCTTCTTCTAATGTTACAATGTATGGAAGTTTAATTCCTGACGGCTCACCAGTCTGTTGATTGACATCTTCAAAACCTTCAATGTCTAAATTAACATGACACTCTAGTAAAGTGTATACATCCTCGTTTGCAGATTTAGTAACACCTTCTAATTCTCTTTCTTTTTTCTCAACATCAGATTCTTTGTCACCAGGTTTTCCAATCTCAATGTCTCTATAAAAACCAGCGACTTGTTGTTTTCGTAATTCGTTTTCAGAAATTTTTACACGATGAATAATTGCTTCCGCATCATCTAATGAGGTAGCTGTGTACGGAACAATTAAATCATCTGCAGGAACGAACTTTGATACCGCTCGTCCTTCCACTTCATCGTAGTAAACTTTTTTAAAAGTTGAACCTGATAATGGTAAGTGAAATAACATTGAATCAAATTCTGGTTCATACTCTTTCATCTGATCCATAATTTGATAATTCATAAAATCTTTTACACGAGATGCTTGTTGATT